TGGCAAAAGTGTCCCTCGAAACGTCCCAATAGTATATGTAGACCATGAAGAAATATATGAGGGGCAAAGCGCCCGGCGCTGGCCGCAAGAAGGTTGGTTATGGCGCATGTGTCATGCCGGGCCGCTCCTCATTCAAGGCGGGGAGGGGAACATGAATCTAGGTGAGGCGGTGGTATGGTGGCGGTGGGGTGTGGTGTTTCGTATTCTGAGCGGTTGGCTGACGTTCCTTCGCAATCAGCATGGACGGGTAATACCTGGTCCTGACTACTTCGTAGCAGGTGACGGATCGGTGCGCCGGAAATATCCGCGGTTGCATATGACCAAGAAGCGGAGGCTTGGGATACGGCAACCGGCAAAGATACGACAGTACATTATCGAATCACGGGCAGCTCTTGATTGGTCGGCAAGTGAGATCAAACGCAAGGATGCTGCCTTGCTGGATATCAGGGCGACGATTATGGCTGGCAAGGGATTCCCGGCGGTGATGGAGAAGATACGGGAGGCAATCTGACCAATCTGGGCGCTCTGGACATACTCGGTGTTCTCTTTCGCGTCGTTGAGAAACGTATTGCCGGTGGTGATTGGGGAGAATGTGATATAGAAAAGGCTCGGATCAGCATCAAACCCGAGCTTGACCCAAGGGTGCAACAAACAACGTTATGGCATGAGACGATACATGCCGTGGAGCAACAGTTGGGGCTGGAATTGACAGAGCAGCAGATAGACGGCCTTGCGTCGGGGTTGTCCAGTTGCCCGCAGTTGTCTATTAAACTGGGAAAGTTTTGAAAATAGTAAAGCAAATGGAAAGGAAAAGGGGTAATCCCAACTGGACAAAAGGTAAAAGCGGCAATCCGAAGGGTAGGCCCCTCGTTGGCAATAGTCTCGCTGAGTGTATGCGTGAGTACCTGGAGAGCAAGGAGAAAGGGAACTCCCTGACCCGAAAGCAGGATCTTGTTGCCAAGTTGTACAAGTCTGCGCTTGGTGACAACCCGGTACCTGCAGCCCGGCTCATCATGGAGACGCTTGGATTGTTGGACTTTGAGGACAGGTTGAACGCATTCGAGAAGACGCTTGATCAGCTTAGGGGATAGTGAAGACTTTGTTCCCTTTTCCTGTTGCCCGGCTGGACGAGCTGCAGCAGGAGGTCGCCGCTCTTTTGGTATCGAGGGTTGGCAAGGACGACCCGGAGGACCGAAAGTGTCGGGATAGTCCGGTGTACTATGTTACGTCTATAGGGCACACGTTGTATCCCTGGCAGGAGTTCGTCCTTTCGGAACCGTGGACGAACCTTTTGTTGTGTGCTGCCAGGCAGGTAGGTAAGACGTTTCTTGCCGCGTGCAAGGCCAGACATCATCAGCGGTACAAAGGTTCGGTAACACCAATTGTGTGTCCGAACCAGGACAAGAGCAAGATCGTAATCGACCGGCTCAAAGAGGTTGCCAGGTTGGACCCCGCGCATGTCAAGTGGGATCCTGACAACGCTGGTGAGGTAGGGGAAAACGGTGCGGTAGTCAAGGGATTGCCGGGATCACTCGGAGGTGTAGTCGGGCTGACAGCTCCTTTATTGATGCTGGACGAGGCAGGGTTGATACCGAGGGATCTGTACGAGGCTGCCACTCCTATGCAGGCTCACGTAGAGAAACCCGAACTGTGGGCCATGAGTAATGCATGGTGGCAACAGGGGTGGTTTTGGGAAGCATGGGATAAGGGTACCGGGTGGACCAAGGTACTCGTAAGACCACCATTTGACATACAGGACGGGAAGATCGTTGACATGACGGCCGCTGAACAAGCGGCTTTTTTATTGGATCAGAAGGGGCTGGGGATCAATGCTTTCTTTTCTGTGACGCCGGTACGCGAGTTCCTTGAAGGGGAACTATTGAAACACGCCGAGTATCAGGTGAGACAACAGTACCTATGCGAGTTCCAGCCGGTAGAGGATTTGGCACTCCCTCCCGAGATGCTTGCCCGCGCGTGGCGTGATGGAGGGGGCCGTAGGTTTGGTGGGGAATCGGCGATTAGTGATGGCGAGGGGAGGCGGTTCTGACCAATTTTTTGGGGTTGGACTGTGGCCAAGCTAGTGACCCCGCAGCATGGGGGCTGATCGAGCGCAGGATGTTTGCTCAACGCATCCTTCCTGAGCCGATGGTACCGGCTGAAGTAGTAGGGCACGCGGAACTCCACGCCACGGCGTACAGCAGGTTTCCGCTGCGGACCCCATACACGGCGATGGTGCGCAAAATTGCGGCTATTGCCATGACGCCGGACTTCTACGGGAACCTGGTGATTGTGGTTGACTGTACCCGAGAGCGTGCGGTGTACGACATTATGAGGGAATCACCGGACTTGTACGGAACGACGATTATCCCGATGGTCATCACGTCGGGGAACCATGTCAACGCCGATAAGTTTGGTTGGTATAACGTGCCCGAGGCTGAGCTGCTTGCTGCCCTCACGGTGACGTTGGAGGGTAATAAGCTGGTGATTGAGCGCGGAGGGGGGCAGGAGCCGGGTGATTCGGAGGAACTGGACCGGCAGTTGTCCAACATTAAGCGCCGCGTGAGTGCAAGGCGCAACAGAGTGGGCATGAGCGTGGACGGTACGGATGTGGAGCATGATGATATGGCGTTTGCCTTGGCGTTTGCGGTGTGGTACGCAAAGTACGCGGGGGCGCTGGAAGGTCCACACATAGAACAACGGGTACCGCAGAAACCATTTGACCCGGCACGGCACGGGCTGACGGAGTAAGCATGGATTTACTTAAGTTGCTACAGACCGGGGGGGCGCAGGATAAACAATGGGATCCGGTTAGGAAAGGGAAACCAAACCCCGCGGCTGATTTCGGATGGAAGCCTGGTGTTTCTCTCATGGAGCTTGCTCAGCAAGGACATCCTCTCGCCATGTACAAGGTTGACGGCAAGGGGAATGTCAAGGCTTTACAGACGGACAGCAAGATGGGGCTTGGTTTCATAGCTCCTCCAGGGAACGTTGGTCAGAGTCGTGAAACGTGGATGTACTTGGTACGCAAGGACGGGAAGCCATATGACCCGGAGAAACCACCGAATGCCTCTGAATTGATGCCGGTGACATTTGGGGAAGCTCAGGCCATGAAGGAGAAGAAGTAGATGCTTGGTGAAATGCTTCGCGGGTCAAGGTTGGTTATCAATGGGTACAACGGCAACCTGACTACGACCTTTGAGGAACTCGCCGATATGTCGGCCTTGCTTGTAGTGCAGGCTACGGCTGGGCTGGCGATCAAGGTAGGTGCGTCCAATGCGGTGGATGCTTCCGGTCAAACTGGAGCTCGCACCATAAGGTTGTATGGTCTGTCTTCAACGGGAGCATTCCAGACCGAGGATATCACTCTTAACGGGCAGACCACGGTCGCGTCACTGAAGACATGGGGGATTGCAAACGGTCTACCGATCCTTGGCGCGGAGGTCCTCACTACGGGTACTGGCCTTGCAAACGCTGGTACGATTGACGTTGCCGATAACGCGGTTACATTCACCGCGGGCGTGTCTCAGGATCTAACGAAGACCTACGCACGTATCAGTATCGGACACAATATGAGTCATAACGGATTCTGGCAGGTTCCTAAGGGCGAGAGGTACTGCCTGACGTATCTTAACATCAGCAACCGTGCGCAGATCGAGGACGTGTACATCAGTTGGGGGCTGGCAGGGGCCGCGAAGGCATACATGCCTGTGTCGCTCATGCCCGCCACGGCTCCATATTCGGAGTTGAACATTCCAAGAAACACGATTGTGTTGCCTGAGAACTATATATTCCGTATGAGCGGGATCACAACGGCAGGTGGCATCATGTGCGGGACAGCATTCCTGGATAAGTTAGTGCAAGCTAATTGAGAAAGTAGGAGGGGAGACTGCACACCCGCCTCATGGTGCGGCCTCCTCCTCACCTCGCGGATCTGGCCGTCACCGCGGAAAGACGGCCGTTTCAAAGCGGGGATTAATGCAACCGGGAATGAATACCGGCGAGGGCCATCGCGTTGGCCCGGAGAGTAGCACCGTGAGGGCAGGAGCGCTGCGAGCCGTAGGTTCAACTCCTACATCCCCGCCAGAGGTGAGTAGTTGGGGTGAATGGGCGAACACGCGCCGAAGGAAATGGGGAGGTGGATTGAGGGTACACGTTTGCACCGCGACAGGTGGAAGGATAAGTGCGGGGTTCCTTGAAAGCTGGACACGGTTCATCGACTGGACCAACAGACACAAGGAGAATGAGTACCACTGGTTTCATTGGGCGGGTTCTGACGTGTATGTGGCACGCAATTCGTGCCTTCGGTATCCGATTGTCGTGGATCCTAAAGACGAAGGGCGTATACTTCCGTGGCAAGGGAAACTGGACTATGACCGCATCCTTTGGATTGACAGTGATACTGTGTTTGCTCCGGAGGACATAGAACGTCTCTTGGCGCACTCAGAAGATATCGTGACCGGCATGGTCAAGGTTGACCTGTGTAACTTCGGTGTGCAGGTGGTAAACAAGACGCCGTATGGCGGGACCGCATTTGCCACGATTCGGGACACGGCGAAGCATCCTGATACGGGCGAGATGGTAGACACCTTGGCGTTGTGGGTTGCTGAGAACAAGCAGGCGAACGGGCTTTGTCCCGTGGACCTGTGCGGTAGTGCGTTCCTGTCGATCAAACGTGGGGTATACGAGGCGATGGAGTATCCCTGGTACCGAACGGAGATGGCGGTGATAGACGGGGTTTCCATCGAGATGAGCGAAGACATCGGGTGGTGCCGAAGGGCGACGGCGGCAGGTTTCAAGATATGGGCCGACCCCGAGGTGCGGCCGGGGCACGAGAAGGCGCTGATACTGAAATGAGGGAATTACTTCATGGCAACGTTCCATAAGTTTGATTGTGTCGTCGAGGACGTAGCAGAAGGGAAACACAACTTCGCAAGTGATGCCCTCTACGTCATGCTAAGCAATGTTCAACCCGTTGTCGGAAACACTGTCAAGGGTAGCATCACGCAGATTGCTGCGGGAAACGGCTACGCCACCGATGGGAAGCAGGCAACGCTCACGTCCAGCGGCCAGGCAGCAGGGGTGTACAAACTTATCCTTGCCGATCCTGGGCTGTGGACTGCGGGGCCGTCGGACATGGCGGCGTTTCAATTTGCCGTACTTTATAACTTCACATCAGGGACACAGCCGCTTATTGGGTGGTGGGACAGGGGTAGCGCGTTGACGCTGAATGGTGCGAACGCCGACACGTTCCTGGGGGACATGCCGGGTACGGAGATTCTGAGCATAACATAGGCAGACACATATTACCCAGGATTGAAGAATAGGAGAAACACATGAGCTATTTCAACAGGCTGAAGTTCCGTTATCCGATTGAACGGCCTGACCGCGTTTCAATGCCTGGCAAGGCGGGGCGAGAGGAATACGAGCGCAGGCGGTCGCTGGGCGATGGAAACCCAGAGGCTCTTGCTTCTTTCGACCATATGAACCTCCAGTGGTTTGCTGACGGGCTTTTCTACAACGACATGCGCGAACCTTTCATTTCGGCTGACCAGACCACGGCGACACTTCTGACCACGGCAACCATGCTCTATCCTGCGGCTGCCTTCCCGGTCCTTGGCGGCCAGTATTGGGCACGGCTGGGCAAGAAACTGAAGATTCGTCTGTTCGGGAAGATGACCACGGACGGAACGGCTGGAAACGGAAGCTGGAGCGTGTACTACGGAAACGGCACCTCGGCCAACGGCACGATCCTGCATACCGCTACAACCCCTGTCGCCATGGTCGTCTCGGCGACGGCACTTCCGTGGATGGCGGAGCTATATGTGCATTGCCGATCCACAGGAGCGACGGGTACCCTTTTCATCGACGGATACTCGTTGTTCTGCATTCAGCTCCTTCTGTCCACGAACGCTCCGATCCTGATCCCCAACGTCACCCCGGTTGTCAGTGCATCAATTGACCTCACGGCGGCGAACATCATAGGTCTCCAGTTCATGCGCTCGGGCGCTGGGGTGTGGACGATGAACGTGCAGGACATGGAAGTGGTGGCGATGAACTGAGGATGAACTGAGATAGAGGAACGGTAGATGGCGGCTCCTGGGAAATTAGTACTCCGCAGCGCAAATGGTCAGTGGATATTCCTTCTGACCCCTGCGGAAGTATATGCTGCCCCTTATCCTGTAGCGAAGCAGCCGCCATTCCAACGCCCCCTGCCCGGCAAATGGTTGTTGAGCCAGAACGGGCAGTGGGTGTTTCTATCGACACTTGTCGAGCAGGCGCCAATACCGCCCTTACAGCAGGCACCTAAACTTTCGTCGCCCCTTCTTTTGCTCAAGGGACGAAATGGCATTCTGATATTCAAGACTGCCATGGTATCCGAGCAGACCAAGATCAAGTGGTCGATCTCCGGCGTGACAAAGGGCGGATCAGGAACACCGTTGGGAGGATGTACCGTCGATGTCTTCCTAACCGCCACCGATCAAAAGCTGGGGACCTCGGTATCCGATGCCGTGGGGAACTACTCTGTGAACATCGGTATGGCGGGTATGGGGCAACCGTGCTATTGCGTGGCATACCTATCGGGATTTCCTGATGTAGCGGGAACGACGATCAATACGTTGCTGGCAAACTGATGCCTGATGTATTCCTTCGTTCGGGAGCGGCCAATCCCAGCGATGTCATTCTCCGCGATCCAACGGCTGCGGATGCTGGAGGTTCAACCGCGTATTCTCTTGTGCTTGACGCGGGTGCTTTTGCTTTGACCGGTGGTGTGCTTGGAATGGCGACCGGACGCAAGATGTCGCTTGCTGCGGGATCGTTTGCGTTGACGGGCAATGCGGTGGCGATGCAGGCGGGAAGGAAACTTGCTTTAGTCGCCGGTGCATTCTCATTGGTCGGTGGGGATATATCCATGCGGGCAGGGCGGTTTGTCGCCCTTGAACCCGGGACGTTTATTCTCACCGGGGCGGATCTGGATTTCGTTTACACCTCAGGGTCCGCTCCGGTAGCCTATACGTTAACACTGGAGGCTGGCCATTTTGTACTCACGGGCTATTCGATGGAGTTTTTGCAAAAGAAGGCAGTGGCCCGGTATATCCCAATTCCGCCCTCGATGCCGAGGTATAGTGTACTTCCTCCGGAACGCGGACCGATGGTAGGCGGGCGATTGAGAACAGGCAGAGGACGTAAATAAATGGCAGAGAAAAGTCAGGTTTTTAGGTATTGACATATGACGTACTTCTACGTTGCAGAACGTTATACAGGGGGGACAAAGAACGGAGGAGAATCTACCCCTTGGAACAATTGGGCTGGTATTAACTGGACAACTATATCTACTGCGCTTAGTTCGGATAACGTAACAATCTATTTCGACTCTCGTGGAGATTGGTCTGCCCAAAGTTCCGTAGCAGTTGGGGCTTCGGGTAGCGCAAGTTATCTTTTGTCTCTTCTAGGAGATGCGAAATACTGCACAGGGACTTCAACTGTAACATGGTATACTGAGAGTTCTCCGGGTATTGGGAACACGGGAAACCGGGCGTTGTTCGGAGATACAATTTATACTGGGTCAAATAGAGCCTACGTCACCATTAAGGGTTTTGAAGTTGATACTCCCAGTTACACAGGAGTAGGTGATAATGGCGGTTCCACTGAAGTAAATACGCATATTACTGTTGACAACATTTATGTCGTGGGACCGACCGGGGCATCGCAGCCAGGTATTAACTTTTCTCGTCTCTCGACGGGAAGCCATGACATTGTGATCCGGTATTGTTATATTTCGCAGTCTACTGCTGAGGGAATCTACGTCGGGCATTCGTCCGAGATGGATAATTATCTAACGGGTGTCATTGTAGAATACAACACAATTGTCGATTGTGGCACAAGTGGAGAGGGAGACATAGACATCAAACCTAATGTCGAAGCTCCTATCATCCGCTACAACACGCATTACGATACCACCCTTGCTAATTCTTCTTGCGGGGTTGCCTGTTATGCGGACAAAGCCGAGATATATGGTAACAAGTTCTACTCGCTGAAAACGAAAGGGTCCGAATGGGGTTGGGGTATTATGCTCACCAATTATGGTTCGGACGGTGGAACACGGAAAATAATTACCTCGTGTAGGATTTACAATAACCTAATCTACTCGAATGAACTTGATGGCATTAAGATTGATGCTACGGGTGCTTCGGCTAATATGACCGGCATTAAAATCAACAGTAACGTTATTGCATCAAATGCCAGATACGGGATAAGCACTGCGGTTGTCTCAACTATTACCATAGCTGAGATGAAAAACAATATCTTTTACAGCAATGTGAATTACGATGTCCAGTTCGTTAGTGGTGTGACGATAACTTCGGCGAATAATAACTGTTGGTACCGGCCGAGCGGGAATAGTTGGTACTACCAGGGAGCGGCGCACACGTGGGCAGAGTGGCAGGGGCATGGATTCGATGCGGCCGGTGTGAACTCTGATCCTTTGTTCACCAACCCAGGTTCGGGTGTTTACACATTGCAGGCGGGGTCACCTGGATTGAATACAGGTGCTACTCTGGGGTCACCATTCAATATAGACATTCTCGAAGTATCAAGACCGCAGGGGGCAGCATATGACATGGGGGCTTATGAAGCAGCAACGGGCGGCGGGATAAAATTAGTGATGGTATTGAGGTAATATATGGCATTTATTAGACAATATGGCATGACTATATAAATGAGTACCTTTTCTCATATAGCAGATGTAACTGGTATTAATGCAAGCAGCGGAACTTCCTTGGCATGTTCATCTACTTTGACTGTTCTAGACAAGGATGTATTGGTTTGCATGTGCGGATGGAGGGGTGGGGATGCGGTGGCGACGTGTTCTGATGGCGGATCAAATACTTTCACAATGCTTACGAGGATTACAGATGCATCATCATACTTACGCATGGGATATATTTTAGTTGCAGCATCCGCTACGTCTACTTTTACTTTTACCCTTGACGCGTCCAGGACGGGAAGAGATGTAATTGTCATGCAGTTCCGCCCAGATGGCACAAAGACAATAAGTTTGGAAAACTCTGGTGCCGGGGCTACTGGGGTAACAGCTCAGGTAACCACCGCATCGCTGGCATTCGGAGGTACAGAAAATGACAAAGTAGTAGTGGCAGCTATGAATTGCTTATATGGTGACACATATACAACTCGGAAGATAGCGACAGTTGCGGCTACAGGCTTCGTTAATATAAGAGTTGGTGACGCCAACGACTGTGATATGTGGTACAACTTATTTACCGACGGGGCGCATACAGGAACGGGTGAGATATTGGGAAGCGGTGCTAATAATTGGGTCGCAGATATGCTAGGAATTAAGGCAGTTTCCGGCGGCGGTGGTGGCCCCAATCAAGTACAGCAAGCACTCTGGTGGGATAGGTAGGATATTGCAATGCAGAGACATAAGATTCTGGCGGGATCGACCTCCAGGGACATTCCAGTCTCGATCTACGACTCCTCCTCAGCGATAGGGGCAAAACTGGCAGGGTTGACATATTCCACCGCTGGTACCTGGTACTACACGCGTCAGGGTGCGGCCGGGGCAGCGGGTGTCATGACACTCGTGACAAAAACGAAAGGAACATGGGTTTCTCTTGGCTTTGTCCAGGCCGACAACACGAACATGCCCGGCGACTACGAACTCGGTCTTCCCAACGCGGCGATTGACGTTGGCGCGGCATGGGTGTTGATTCAAGGAAAGGGTGCGACGAATGCGGTCCCCGTGGAGATATTTATAGAGCTTGAAATACAGCCAGTCAATGTCACGCAACTCCTCGGGACGGCATGGCTTACACCGGCCGTTGCTGGTACACCGGACGTGAATGTGAAGACGCATACTGCGGGTGCTATTGTTAATGCGACTTTTGCGTCAGATGTCGGAAGCACCGCATATGCGTCCAACCTTATAGCGCTTGCTGCGGACAAGGCCGGGCAGAACGGGGTGAACGTGACGAAACTCGACGGTTCGGCCCTCTCGACCCATGCAACAGGAATGGTTCCTGCTGACATCCGGGATGTCGTTGGCGCGGCGGTGAGCACGGCTACGGCGCAACTCGGGGTGAATACGGTGCGTGTTTCGGCGAACGCCATCAATGCGTCTGCGATTGCAGACAGCGCTATTGATGCGGGATCAATCGCCAACTCGGCGATCACAAATGCTAAATTCGCGGCGGGCGCTATTGACTCCTCTGCCATTGCCGATGGTGCAATTGACATTCTTACCTTCGCGTCTGACGTTGGTACGACTGCGGTTGCTTCCAACCCAATCGCTAAGGCGGTAGTGTTGGCCCTAATTGATGAGAATCTTGACCATCTTGCCAAGACTGCTACGGGTGCGGCTGATATGACGAGTGAAGTAGCAGACAATACAATTCTGTCTAGAATAATCGGCAATGGAGATACAAGTACCTTTGTTCCTTCGACAGATGGATTGCAGGCGGAACGGGCGTTGACTACGAACGTTCACGACGACCTGGCTACGCTCTCAGGTGGTTTAGCAACTGCCGCCGAGATTTCCGATACGGTATGGGACGAAACGGCATCTGACCATACGACTACAAATACAATGGGAAAGAAATTGAACGACGCAGGCGGGGCTGCCGATCCGTGGGCGACTGCTATTCCCGGATCCTATGGTTCTGGTACTGCTGGGGAAAGAATGGGCAGGATTCCGAATGCGGCGGCAGGTGGGGCTGGTGGACTCCCGACCGTGGATTCAAGCAACCGGGTTGCCGGGGTTTCTGGTAACGTAGCGGGCAGTGTAGCATCTGTTACGAATGATGTGGGGATCACCCAAGCGGGTGCGGACAAAGCGTGGGGTAGTGCAGCTCGGACTCTGACGGCATTCTCCACGACACTTGCGCTTAGTGTATGGGATGTACTCCTGACTGCCATCGCAACAACCTCGTCCATCGGGAAGAAGTTGAAGGATTGGGTACTAGGAGCTGACAGCAAGGTTCTACTTTCTACCGACGCGCAATCTGGTGTGACTATCCCAACAGTGACGAACCTGACGAATGCCGCGGGTGCTGGTGACTTCACGGCTACTATGAAGACTTCCTTGAATGCGTCAACACCGGCAAGTGTGGGAGCACTCGGGACCCAGGCCAAAGCGGATGTGAATGTAGAAGTACTGGACGTGATTGCCACGGATGCGCAGACCGAACCAGGGCAGGGCGCACCGGCTGCAAGTGTTTCTCTCGGGGCGAAGATCAATTATCTGTTCAAGTGGTTCCGCAACAAGAAGACGGATGACGGTAGTGTGGTCAAATTCTACAACGACGATGCCGCGACAGTTGACCAGAAGCGCACAGTTGGTGAGTCTGCAGGTACCGTTACCGCTGACGAAATTGGAAGTGGACCCTAATGGCAATCACGACAATCAATGCTAAGTTGGCGTTGATGGACATAGACTTGCCAATTTCAAGCGACGGGTTAGGGTTAGATGATAAACATCACTTGCTTGGTCTGTACCCATTTGGGGCCACGATCCCCGGCACCACGCCAGAGACGGCGGTCTTTTCGATTATCCCGATTCTCGACAACTTAGGAATGTAGGAGATAGAAATGGCTGGTGTATACACTCCCATATCGAAACTTGGAGAGTACGGGACACGTGCACTCTGCGACACTGTAGCCTGGACCGGGCGCGCGATTGCCTTTGAAGTCATGGAGGATACGGTTTTCTCAGTGTTGACGGGGATGGTGATGCAGGGTGCGGCCATCGGAACAGTGACATGGAAAGCAGGGCTTATCGTGTTCGGCAACTTTACTGCGATCACACTTACCAGCGGAAAGGTGGCTATCTATCTCGGGGAGCCGGCGCGAACATGATAAAGAAAATCATCGCGTTTTTCAAACGACTTTTCGGGATCAAACCGAAACTGCCGCTTATTGGAGAGGCGTTTATGTCGGGAGGTGCGCCGAAGGATATATCTCCTACTGTCACTACTACCACGGGGGAAGGCGCGGTCCTTAACACTGTTTCCCTTTTGCTTCTGATGGAAGCAAAGGGCGATCCGGATATGGTCTGAGGCAAATAAGTGGAAGAAAAGAGTCTATACAAAACACTGAGCGAAGAGTACACGGCAAGCAAGAGTTACCGTGAAAAGAACGTAGAAAAACGGTGGGAGGAGTCCATCCGGTTGGTCGCCATGAAGTACGGCCAGTTTGGCTCTGATCCTACGTGGGCTGACGCTCGATTTGACACTGTTGGTACTGAGTGTGCCAGTCTTACCTCTGGTGCGTTCTTTAGTAATCTCACGCCTGCTAATGCTCCTTGGTTCCGTTATCAGGCTACCAAGAAGAAGGTCAACGAAAATAAAGAGGTGGGAGCCTATTTTGAGAAGTTGACAGAGTACATGCAGGACGTGTTTGCACGTTCTCCGTACTACTCAGTAGGTCCGGAATGGTTTTTCATTGCCATCACCATAGGAACCTCGCCTCTTGATATCCATGAGGACAAAGAGGATGGGACGGGGATTTTGTGTTCCCTTCCTCACCCGCGGGCATGTTATGTTCGTGTGGATGCCCGAAACCGAGTGACCTCCGTTTATGAGCGCAAGTTTTGGAATGCAGAACAGGCGGAGGGGATGTTTGGAGAGGATAAGTTGGATAATATCCTCAAACAGGCGTTCAAGGACGGCGATCTTACAGAGTATGAGTTCATCGACTGTGTCCGTCCGCGGAAATTGAAGAACCCAGGTTCCCCCCTTGCTATTGATTGGAAGTACGGGGAGTACAGGTTCCGCCTCGGCGACGACCGGGAAATGATTCTTGACGAATCGGGTTGCCGGGCATTCCCGAAACCTACTTTACGTTTGAACCTTCGCGGCAACGAACCTTATGGGTGGTCAATGTCTGACGAGACCATGCCTGATGTTAGAACTTGCAACCAGATGGTGCGTACTATGCTTATCGCCAAACATCGCCGTGCAACACCGGCTAAGTGGTTCCCCGAGGAGGGACGCAACTGGACGAGCAATCCAGATGCGGTCAATTACTACCGTGATCCGAACCGACTGCCGCACTACCCAGACCTTGGAGTTTACAATCAGGATCCGAAGGAGATGGATTTTTTCCAGCAGAAGGTACGACGCGGATTCAAGAGCGACCAGTTTCTAATGCTCATGCAACTTGAAGGGCAGATGACCGCACGTGAAATCATGGAACGCAAACGCGAGGGATTGAGTGTCGTTTCCTCCAACGTGGGCGGGGCGGAGCGAACGCTTGACGACGTTCATCATCGGTATCTTCAATTGGAGTATGATAGTGGTAGGGTCCAGAAGGAAATAGGTGATCCTCCTGACGAATTGATTGGTCCCGATGGTTCCGCGTTGATGAATATCAATTACATGGGGCCGTTATCTCAGCAGGCGAAGCAGATTGCCACGGAATCGGGAATTGTTTCAGCTATTGAGAGTTGCATACCAATCTTCACGCTCCAGCCCGAAACCAAGTACAAGGTCAAGGGCTCCATGGTGGTAGATGACATTTGGAAAGCGCACGGAGCTCCGGTGGATACGTTGCGCGATGAGAAGGAATACGCGCAGGTTCTTGACGATATGGCGAAACGGGCCGCTCAGGCTCAGGCGCAGGCCATGCAAGCGGTTGCCATATCAAAGGTTGATCCGAACGCGAAGCCGCAACAGGGCAGCCCGGCTGAGGCAATGATTGGGGCAACGAAGTGATGGAAATCATCGAAGGAGTCGACGAGGAACAGGTGCCAGACCCGGGGACGGTGAAACTGCGCAATCTGCTAAGGGTAGATGCGCAGTTTGCCATGAAAGGCCATCCGCTTTTCACGGAACGCATACTTGACGTTCTCCATTTCTTTGGCCCGGCGCAGAACGAACGGGACATGGCATTGCAGAACGCCGCGAAGTCCATCTTGCATATGGCCGGATGGTGGGGGGATTCAGACGATGATCGCGCTGAGATCGTTCGGAAGTTGACTGGAATCAACGTATCGAAACGGACATTCTGGCAGAGGGTAAAACGATGGCTGTATTGACGGCGAAAACGCGTGCACGACTCAAGAAGTCACAATTTGCGGAACCGGGGAAACGGGGCTACCCGATTCAGGATGAAAATCACGCACGTAATGCACTTGCAAGAGTATCACAGTACGGGACGTCGGCCGAAAAAGCCCAGGTCCGGGCTGCAGTTCACAGACGGTATCCCAAAATGGGAAGGGGGAAGTAGTGGGGAACTATAGGGGAGTACCCGATAGCCTGAGGCTTGTGGCGAGACAACTTCGCCCTCCGATGTCCGAACAGGATTTGGATACGGCGGCGAGGTTCTACCACGAACAGAACGGTGACGGGTGGGAAGAGGCAATGTTCAAGGATTTGAGAATGCGGGTGATGGAACAGGGTGGAACCCCGGTAGAGGGGTATCTCGGAACGACTGACGGGAGGACAAGTTGAAAATTATCGAACACCCCAAGGCGGAAGAGTTCTACGCTCTTGGGGACAAGGCGAACATTGACGAGGTGCAGGTAAACCAGCTTTACCGTGACTGTCTGTCGGTGTATCGGGAGGATTGGGAACCGGCGCTGCGGCAGGCCTTGCAAAACAGGGTCAAGGATGCCTCGCCAGAAACTCAGGAGCAGGTACGCAAACAGCGAGTGATCCCGTCGAAGGTGACGCATGCCGCAAACCTTATGTACAGACTGAGCCTCGAAGGGAAGGGTTTCGACGAAGAACTGCTTGACGTTGTTATCAGCGCGGCAGAAGTTGCACTGAATCTCAAGAAGGAGAAAGCATAATGCTCAATACCGATGCCGTGGCCACCACATGGACGGCCACTGATGGAACGATTGACAAGATGGAGTTGTCCACCTACGTATTCGGCAAAGAGGACTTGAAGTTCCTTGCCAAGTATCAGGTCAAACTTGCCAGTGCTAGGACACCGCAGAGCGACGACTTTTACTTCCTAGGTCTCCTCAACAAGTACGTTCTTGTGAAAGCGATGAAGAAGTAGTATGCCGGACACACTTGAACAGCAAGCCCCTTGGATAGTGTCTTTCCCCGTCAGTGTTCGGGGGGAGGATATGCTCTCATGGGGGCATACTGCCGAAGAGGTCGCAACTACGGTAAGGAGCACCTTCAAGGAACGCGATACTCTGAAGACGGAGCGTGAGACGCTTGTTAAGGAGCGGGACACGCTGAAGGGGGCCCCAAAGTATGGGCCACTGGCAACTGACGCGAAACCCGAGGACGTGGCGGAATTCCGTAAGGTGTGGGGTGTACCCGACAAACCCGAGGGCTACACGTTCAAGCTCCCCGAGGGGATGCCCGCGGACGTGATCGACCCCGAGGAGCAGAAGGCGTTTGCTGCGTTGATGCATAAACACAATCTGCCTCAGTCGGTCATGCAGGACATCATGGCCTTTGAGGTGCAGAACGTGGTGAATGCTCGGAAGTTCATAGCCGACGAACAGAACAAACAGACCCTCGAGCTTTCAAAGAAACTTTTTGAAAAGTATGGCGAACAGGCACACGCCAAGGTTGACGAGGCGATCAAGGCAACACTGACGTTCGGAAATGAAAATCTGCGTAAGCGCCTTGGTGATCCGAATCATCCTGACCCGCTCGGAAACGATGCGGACGTGACGGAGCTGCTCATCAATATCGGTACTCTCATTTCAGAACGCGGGATTACACCGAGTGGAATGGGCGCGGCGGTGGCAACGGGAGAGCCGGATTACAGGGCTATGTACCCGGCATCGTTTGCGCACGGGCATATGAAATGATTTCATGCCCACTGAACCAGCCTTCGGGCCTTCGGTGGGTTACACAGCAGGGTAGGGTGCTGGCCCCCTAGCGAGCCCCATAAGCTCGCCTACGTGAGTCCGATTCTCACCCCTGCTCATCTCTCTCTCGGCGTTGCCGAGGCGAATGGGAACCTAACCGCATTCGCTGTCCACCTGACAGAACTACACCGTGAACCATAACAGGCAAACGGTCGCCTTCTGGATGGAGTAGCAGCAATCACGGGACCGGAGACCGGGATTTTCTACTCAGGAGGCGGCTTATGGCCGATCTCAGTACGGTCCACTCGCTGATAGACGTTGGAAAACTCTATCTGCGCAAGGATCTGCTTCCAATCGTCGGACTCCTGCACAAGCGCAACGGTATTATCGGTGCGCTGTCTTGGGAGTTGGCGAACCAGTTTACCTCACACATCTACGCAAAGGATGTCTACCTTCCCGACGCGATTGAGCGCAACATCAATGATGGCGCCGTCGATCAGAAGTCCCAGGAAGGACAGGGCACTGAAAGCCTGTCCTATATCCAGGGCAAGAGCAAGGTTGACATTCAATTCCAGGCCATCCTCGGGTCTGGCTTCAACGCGTACCGCTACAAGAAGGACAGTCAGGCGTCCGAAGGATTCGGTCAGGGACTTGTCAACCGGGTCATTTACGGAGCTGGTACCCCCGGGAAACTGAGGGGCCTTCAGGTTCGGTATAATGCTCTATCGCAGGCCAACGTAAAGACGGCCGGTGGTGCGGTGTCTGTTGCCAACACGAGTCTGTATGTGATTCAACCCGGCGACGGTGGATTCAACATGCTGTTCGGTGAAGGCGCACGGCCCGGTACTCCGGATGGAGAGTTCTCCAGCGGTCTACTGAACATGCGTGATCTGGACATCAAGACCATCATCACCAGTACTACAACCCTCGCTTCCTTTGAAGCGTATATCACCCTTTTCGAGGCACTGCTTGGAATGTGTGTGTACGACGATAGGGCGGTGCAGAGGCTTTGCAACATCAACACCACGACCGGAGCTGGGGAAGTTGACCCCGATATTGTGTGGTGGATGATCCGCAGCCTTCCCAACCCGGACGGCCCGCGCTTCATTGTTGCCAACCGGCAGGGCATCTATCAGTTCCAGAAGAACATCCAGAACAAAACGCTCTTCACGACTCGCTCCAACGAGTACGGAGGGGTGGATGAGTACTTCATGGGGACTCGGCTGATTCTCACCGAGGCCATCACCAACATCGAAGCTGTGGTGTCGTAAGGAGCAAGCCATGATAATTGACAGCAATCTCCTTTTTGCAAACGCGCTTGCCATCACCACGAGCAAGGTTTCGACCGTCATTGATGGCAAGTATCTTAGGGACATCGGGCGTGGTACCCCGATATACCTCAATATCTACCTGGACACCGTTTTTACGACCGCTGCCAACGGGCTGACCATTCAGCTTGTAGCATCTTCAGGTGCCGATCCCGGCGCATCGGACGTGGTTGCCACTCCGATGGACGCCAGGCTCGCCTCGGCGATGCTGACAACGGGTCTCCTGAAACGGTGGGCGCTTCCACAGGACATTCCCTACGAGCGGATTGCTCTGTGGTTCCTCGCTACTACCGCACTGGTAGCTGGCAAGATCACCTCATTCCTGTCTCTCGGACAGGATTATGATGTGAAGACGACTACGTAAGGAAAACGTAATGGTAGAGAACGATACCCAGGTTTGCAACATCGCTCTGCGTAGGATAAACGCGGAGCCTATCTCCGACCTCGTGGACGATGATGGCAAGTCGGCCGTTCTCTGCCGCACTCTCTACGAACCGTCCAGGGATGCGTGCCTTCGAGCCCATCCCTGGGCGTTCTCTATCAAACGGCAAGTGTTGGCTGTATCAACAGACGACAATCTTTCTCCCTTCATATTCCTCTACACGTTGCCATCTGACCCGTACTGTTTGAAGCCGATTGTGCTTCTGGACACCTTGGATTTGTACATCGAGGTACCTGAATATCCGTTTCAGGTTGAGGGGCGG